ATATCAATGGGTTCGGGTATACTTATGACCCCAGACGGCAACCGTTCACAAAGTTGCCGTTTATTCTTTACCCATTTCAGCAAACTTGCATTCTTGAAATAATCCAAAGTATTGGAACTGAGGATTTACTTATCAAGAAATCTAGGGACATGGGCGCCTCGTGGTTATGTGTCCTTGCATTCGAGTGGCTGTGGCATTATTGGAAAAGATTATCTTTCCTTATGGTGTCTCGTGTTGAAGATTATGTAGATTCAAGCGAGAACCCAAAGAGTCTGTTTTGGAAAATGGATTTCTTTCACGATAATCTTCCTTATTGGTTAATGCCAAATGGATACGATAGAAATAAACACAGAACTAAAATGCATATTCTCAATCCCGAAACGAGAAGCGTTATAGATGGAGAATCAACAACTGGACAAGTTGCGAGGGGAGACAGACGTACCGCAATTCTACTTGATGAGTTTGCAGCAGTCAAAGAGGGTGGTTCAGTAAATACTTCGACTGCACGGGCAACTAATTCAAGAATATACAATTCAACTCCGCTTGGGACGGGCAATGCCTATTTTGATATTCACGAAACGAAAATCAAAAAGCTCATTCTCCATTGGCCGGACCATCCAGTAAAGAGAATTGGACTTTACACTACTGACGAAAATGGGTTACTGAGAATACTTGATAATGAAGGATATCCAAAGGACTACAAGCCAATTCTTGATGGAAAACTTCGTTCAATTGCTTATGATTATGATTGCACGAGATTATCAGAAAGGGAAATGGCACAAGAGTGGGATATTGACTTTGGCGGATCTGGATATCAATACTTCAAGGCGGCACTTGTTCAGGATTCTATACGCAGGTTTGCGAGGCCGCCAACGTTTATTGGAGAACTTGAATATGACATGACGACTGGAGATCCGATAAGGTTCAGGGAAGACCAATCCGGACACTTGAGATTTTGGTTTTTACTTGATGTAAACGAGAAGCCGCCAAAGGAACATCCATATATTGCAGGAGTTGATATTTCCGCAGGAACCGGAAACAGCAATTCTGCATTATGTTTATATGATTCTGTTACCCATGAAAAATTGCTCGAATATGCGAATCCATACATACGCCCAGAAGAGTTTGCAAAACAGTCGGTAGCAATCTGCCGCTGGATGGGCGGCCCAGGAGCGGGGAATCCCAAGATCATATGGGAGAGCAATGGTCCAGGGCGACAATTTGGATCGCAGATTATGGATTTGAGATATGGTAACATTTATTATCGTCAGCGAATAGAATCTATCGGCAGAAAAACATCTGAAATTCCAGGATGGGCATCCACGAGAGACACAAAGTCTGTCTTACTAGGCGGATATAGAGATGGAATTGAAAATGGAAAATGTTGCAACAGATCGAAAGAAGCATTAGAAGAATGTCTTGAATATATTTTTGATCCCGTGGCTGGAGTGTGTCATGCCAGGGAAAATTCAAAAACAGATCCAACTGGTGCAAAATCAAATCACGGTGATCGTGTGATTGCAGATGCGTTAGCGTGGTATTTAATAGGAGAAGGAACGTCCAAGCCAAAACCAGAAGAGCCGAAAATTCCAATAGGCTCTCTTGCTTGGAGATTGAAAATGCGTGAGGCAGATAAACCTCGTCCGGGTCGTGAACTATTAGCAAGTGAGGGATGGTAAAATGGCGAAAATGACAAACCCAATGAACTCTGTTCAGTTTGAAAGGCTGAAGGACAGTATCGAATGGTCGGATAGGCAATTGGAATTTCCAAGAAAAAAGAGAATCGAGGCAATACGGCAACTTGTGGGGTATCATCATGTAGAAGACGGAGCGAGGAAACGAGTTCCTGTAAACTTTATTAAACTTGCAGTTAATGTCTTCCTTCGACGACTCGCTGCGCGTGCTCCAAAATGTATGATTACATCTAAAGATATAGATCTTCGCCCAACTGCAAAAAATCTCGAACTTGCAGTGAATCAAGTCCCCGATGAAATAAATCTTCAACAAACGTTCAGACTTGCGGTTCTTGAGGCGATATTCTCGATTGGAATTGTTAAATGTGGCTTGCATAAGGTGGGAGAAATTCTTGGACACTCTTACGGAGAATCATTTGCAGACATCGTTACAATTGATGATCTACTTATTGATATGAGTGCAAAGCATATGGATTACATTCAATATATTGGAAATGGCTATTGGTTGAATTATGAAGATGTAATGGAAGATAATTGGTTCGATAAAGATGCAAAAAATGGATTGATGCACGATGAATATACAACCATGGGAATAGCTGGAGAGCAAAGGGCGGAGGAAATTGCACAAGGAGAGCAGGCTTCTTTATTTAAAGACAAGGTATGGCTTCGTGATATATGGATTCCTAGCGAAGGGCTGATGGTAACATATAGTGTAAAGCAAGATAGAAGGTTGAAGGTAGTCGAACTGAAGGATCGCCCAAGGGGGCCATATCATATACTCGGATTTGACGATGTTCCCGGGAATCTCTTGCCCATGCCGCCAGTTGCGATATGGAGAGACTTGCATGATCTTGCGAATGCCCTGTATCGAAAAGTCGGCGATGCGGCAGATGCACAGAAAACTGTTCTCGGATTTCAGGGCGACAACGATTCGGTCGAAAATTTCCAAAAGGCGAAGGATGGAGACGGAATTGTATACAGTGGTCCTCCGCCCACGAGGCTTCAGGCCGGTGGGATAGATCAGTCAACCCTTGCGTTCTTGCTAGCCACAAAGGACTTGGCATCGTGGTTTGCCGGAAACATTGATGCCCTTGGCGGACTATCTCCGCAAGCCCAAACCCTTGGGCAGGACAAGATGCTTGTTGAGTCGGCAAGCGCGCAATTGAAAGACATGGCATCAAAAGTGGTTGATTTTGCAAAGGAAATCTTTAAGGATTTGGTTTATTACGAATGGAATAATCCGATAAAGAAACGGAAGATTGAAAAGCCGATTCCCGGAACTGGCTTGGCACTATCGACTACATGGGATAGAAGTAGTAAGCGGGGAAAATTGTCAATGTATGATATTGACATAAATGTTTATAGTATGCAGGACGATTCTCCATCTGTTAAGTTACAGAAACTTGGAATGATTATGCAGAACTATATTCTTCCTCTTATGCCTGCAATTGAGGCTGATGGTGGATCTATTGATGTTCAGGCAATTTTAGGGATGGTTGCAAAGTATGCTGATTTTGATGAACTTAATGAAATTGTTCAATTTGTAAATGACAGGATGGGTCAAAAGCAACAATCGGGCAATAATGGAATGCCAGCAAATACAACCAGAACATACAGCAAAACAACTACTCCCGGGAAGACGCAATCAGGATCAAGTCAGGTATTGCAGGAACTCCTCTTGGGCGGCAATCCCCAGCCCTCAGAGGCAGTACAGTTGAATAGATAACATAAAATATCACCATTTTTGTATTGAATTATTGTTTTTTTATGTTATAATGAATAGTGGGGCTATGTAGATAGGGGAGATTACATGCCGGTTTACTGCTATTCAACTAACAAGAGATCTGGGGTTGTAGAACTTATATTTCCCAGAGGGGAAGCGCCAGAGAAGGTTTTGATTGATAATGATGATTATTATAGGAACCGATCTGCTGAAGTATCGGGAATGTTTTTGTCCGTAAGGGGGAGTTCAAATAGGGTAAAGAGGCCGTGGCCGCTTGAGTGTATTGCGTCTGGTGTAAATGCAAATCAGGCAAATGAATTGAGGGACCATCTTAGGGGCCGTGGCTGTCCAACTGAAGTATCGGAAGATGGGAATCCAATCTACACATCTGCTGCGCATCGGAAAAGGGCATTAAAGATAAGAGGGATGCACGATAGAAATTCGTATGTTTAATACTTACCCAATTGGAGAGAAAAATGTCATTTGATGCAGAATCATTTGCAAAAGAAGTGGATCAAGTACTTAATCAAATTGAAGCCGAACAGCCAAAAGAAGAGACAACTGAATCAAAGGATAGTATCGTAGATGAAAAAACTCCTGTTGAAGTTGATAAGGAAATCGAAAATGTATCTAAAGACGATCCGTCGGAAGTACATGACAAGGAAGACAAGGAAGAATTTAAGGGAGATCCCGCACTTGATCCAAGTGCAAAAAGAGCAGTCGAGTGGGACGAAAATGTACTCGCCAGAGCATTAAGCGCTGGCATGTCGCTGTCTGATGCGAGATCTTTTCCAGACAGCGAATCGCTTGGGAAGTTTGTCAGTAGAGTAGAAGAAAATCTTCTTGTTCGGTCTGAAGTGAGTGATGATAATTTCACTCAAACAGAAGGCGAAGAGGATTTATTCGCTGGCCTTCCAAAGCTTGACCCTGAAGTATATGAGCCAGAAGTCGTACAAGCGTTCGACAAACTGACTGATATTATCAGGAAGCAGGAAGTAAAAATTGCCGAACTTGGACAAAGAAGCAGAGAGACGGCAATTGGCGTGCAGGATGCTAATGTCAGGGAGGTCAGTTCCTGGTTTGATAAAAAGGTTGAATCTCTAGGTGATGATTTCAAGGATTCGTTGGGGGTTGGAGAATATAGTTCACTCAACAGAAATTCAAAGCAATTTTCCAATCGTGAGGCAATTGCAAAACAAATGGCAATTATGCTATCTGGATACAATGCCAGCGGGATAAATGCACCTCCAAGAGATGAACTGTTTGATTCAGCTTCGATGATTGTTCTCAGAAATGATTTTCAAAGAATCGGTGAAAGAAAACTTTCTGGAGATTTGGAAAAGCAGGCTTCTCAACATATTCAGCGTGCTCGTGGCACGTCACATAAAAGCGTTGCTTCTCCAGAAGACGAAATTGCAGCGATGCTTGACGAAAAGTTCTTCAAGCGGTAGCTTATTTTTAACAAAAAAGGGGTATACATATGTCTTTGGCCTATGCGGATATCGATGATGCGGTTTTACTCACGCAGCAAAACCTTATTAAGCGCGGTGCATTCCTGGATCTTCAAACCGATCTCCAGGACTTCGTTGCCGTTCGTGAACTTTGGAGGACTCGCAAGAAGGTCTTTAACGGTGGTGATGATTGGGAGTGGCAAGCACAAATTGACCACAATCATAGTGCTCGTGCTGTTGGTTTGTATGAAACTGACGGCAGTGCCATTATGGACACCATGATTCGTGGAAGGGTTCAACCTCGCCATGTAAATGCTCATTATACCTATGAGTTGCACGAACCATCGTTCCAGAAGGGTGGAGTTACGATTGTTGATCTTGTAAAGACCCGATATATTGCCATGATGTTTTCATGGTACAGCAAGGTCGAAGAATTTTTGTGGAGCAAGCCTGCCACGAGTGCAGATAAACGAACTCCCTATGGTGTTACCTATTGGGTAATCAAGAATGCTACTGAAGGGTTTAATGGAGAAAATCCTGCTGGCTTTACCCTCGGCCGCGGTAGCATTGATTCAACGGTATATGGTCGATGGGCAAACTGGGCTGACGATTATACTGCAGTTTCCAAGGAAGAGCTTCTTCGCAAGATGCGCAAGGGCCATAGGCAAACTAAGTTTCGTTCTCCTATTTCACATGCCACGCCGACTCTCGGTGCAATGCGGAATGGTATCTATACTACTGATTCCGTAATTGGACTAATGGAAGAACTTGTTGAGCAGCAAAATATGAATCTTGGAAATGATCTTGCCAGCAAGGATGGGCGAGCTAATTTCAAGAGTACTCCTATTACGTGGGTTCCGCAACTTGATATCGACACTCAAAACCCCGTGTATATGTTGGACTGGAATTGGTTTGCAATCGGTGTTTTGGCCGGATGGGAAAATCAGATGACGAAACCATATCAGGTGCCCGACATGCACAATGTTCGCCGAGTTGATCTTGATGCTAGTTTTCAAATGATTTGTACTAATCTGCGGAGACAAGCCGTCTTCCACAACGCCGGTTAAGTTTATTTCGATATTTTCCAAGCCTAAACAATAACACTTTGAGAGGTATGAAAAGATGGACACTTCAAGGAACGCTTATATTGATAAGGGCCGCCAGGTCAGCGAATGGGTTTGGTATGGCGGCACTGGCGCATTGGCCGAGGGAGCGGCAGTATGCTATAATTACGACTATGGCACTTCAACTACTCGTGAGCCGAGTCGTTTTAATCGAGTTGAAAACCCCAGCACCACCAACGCTCAGTATTTTGCTGGAGTCGCAGGCCGTGCTTATACGGCCGTCTCCACTGGGCAGTTGATTGAGATTTATCGGCCCGGCAGTGTATGCAACATTCTTGTTGCGGTCAGTACGGTAATCGGAACTGGGTTGCTTACGTTCGATGTAACCACCGCGGCTGTTGGACAATTTCGATATGCCGGTCTTCCGGGCGCTGGATCTGCGATTCCGCTTCAGACCACAACTTATGTGGCAACTGCCCAGTTGTGCTTGGCACTTCTTCAGGAAGGTCCGCCGTCCGGCGGCGTTGAGGTAGTTGCCCTAGTGGATAACGATGCCATTGGCACGCTAATGATAGGCGGGACCACGCTGATTACTGGTTCTACTATCGGAACTGGAAATTGTACCTACACGCTGGCAAATGGAACTCAGCAAGGTCTCCGAAAGAAGTTTGGTGTAATTACGGCCGATATTACTACCAGTGACTTTGTAATCACCGTTACAGCCGGTCGTACTCCGGCCCTTGCCGATAGTGCTTTGGCCACCATTACATTTACGAACGCTGCGTCTATTAACACGCAATGTACGCTGGAATGGACCGGAGCGTGGTTCTTGCAAGGATGCACGATCACACAACCGGTACTCGCGTAGCTGGGGTAGGGTGAGTTTGGTCGCCGAGGGCGGGAGTGTACTCTCTTCCGCTTTCGCTCTCGGCGGCTTATCTTTTGTAAGAGGATATAAACCATGGCCGAAAGTGGCCTGAGTATAGGTTTTCCAGAATTAAAAAGTGAGGTCGGATTCTACCTAGGTTACGGTCGAACTGTAGCTAATTTTTCTGCCGCAGAAGATACCGAAGTAGAAACACTTGTTCAATCTGGTATTCGTCGCGTTTATTATCCAATTGCCCTTCCGCAAGGAATGGCAGGATATGAATGGACATGGCTTCGACCATCTTCCACGCTATATCTGGGTGCAAGTGGGATTGATGGCGCTGTATCAACATTACAATTTGATTCTGCGTCATATACTGACTGGACTGCATATGGAATAACAGCAGCCATTGATACGGTTACTATTTCGGCGGGAACTGGGCCTACGTTGGGTACTTATGATATTGACGTTGTGGCCGTTGGAGATCTTACACTTTCGGCTGCTCCCGGAGATGGGACTTCATTGACATTTTATGTTGGTAGGAATCCTGCAAACTACACACTGCCTGATAACTTTGGTCGAATAATTGGATCATTCCAACACGCTGCCGATGAACACAGAAGTCCAATTATGGTGATTTCAGAATCTGCCATTTTAGAAATGAGAGCGCATACGGACCTAACTGGAGTCCCGGTGTATGCCGCAGTCAGACCCAAATCTTCAACAGGCGCCACTGGTCAGCGGTGGGAAGTTATATTTTGGCCTAGACCGGATACGTCTTTTGTTCTTACTTATTCATACGAAGCTTACAGTGGAGCGCTGACGGATTTGCTCCCATATCCGCTGGGGGGAATGCAACTTTCAGAATTGTATATTGAGAGTTGCTTATCGGTTGCCGAACAAAGACTGAACAATGAACTTGGACTGCATACTCAGGCGTATCAATCCTTAATACTTGATGCGATTGCCCGTGATATGAAACGGGGAGCGCAGAACTTTGGATTCATGGGACATATTGAAGATCCCGACGAAAGGATAAGAATACGCAGGGGTCTGACCGGAGTCACATACAAAGGGGAGGTTGTTTAATGGCCAAGAAAAAGATTGTTGCCAATAAGAGTGATTGGACAAAGCGTGCCGGCCGCAGGGAACTAACTGAATCGGAAGCCGCAGCGGTTGAATCGAGGCGAATTGATGAAGAGATGGAAGCAAAACTGCGCGGAATGAGAAAGCCAGTTCAAACCATTCAGCCAACTCCGGAACAAATCAGAAGGAAAAGAGCGGAAGCACTCAGAGGTAAAGCAACTCAAGGCATACCCTGGCTTGAGGCGCTTGGTAGAGTCTTGAAACAATAATCAAAAAAGTAAGAAAGGGAGGTGGTAATGGCAGCATCAACTGCGGCGCTCGGCGGTGGGAGTAGTGAACTGATTATAGCGGCAGATAAACATCGAGACTTTTTGACCCTTCAGTTGCAAAGTTTTAATTCTGTATATTTAGCTTTTGGCGAGGCCGCGATAGCTGGGGCTGGAATCTTGTTGATTGTACCCGGATGTTCAGTGCGTGTTATGGGAGTAAAAGCACGTTTGGCGGTATATGGGTATGCCGGTGGTGTGGCGGACATTGGAATCGAAACATGTGAGGATGTAGAGTATCGGCCCGGTTCTTTTATTTGGTTTCTATAATGGCAGCGTCCAGTTGGGAACTAGAAGAGAATGTTGTGCTGGAAATACTTCCAGCAAATCCATATCGGGATGAATATCTGATTCAATTGCATACATTGCTTGAAGATGGTTCATATCCTGTATGGTTAGCTTATGGAGAAACTGCTGAAGTGGGGAAGGGTATATGTCTAGGGAATCAAGGACATTCAGTTAGGATAATGGGTGCAAAATCCAGATTGGCAGTTAGTGCAGTTTGCGAGGGAACGGCCGCTGGGGGAATTGAGACAGGCACTCATATTGAATATAGACACGTACTGAACTGGCCGGCGTGGTGGACCAATCCTCAGTTGCCGATTTGGCCGAAACAATAAAAATACCAGAGAGGAAGTTATAATGGCGATTGGAACAAAGACATTGACTGGTGGCGGCGCCAGCGCTGCTGTTGTGGCTGCTGACGCAAACCGAGATCATATTGTAATTCAATTGCAAAGTGCTCATCCTACGTATTTTGGATTTGGAGAAACTGCCGTAACGCTACAGGGTGCGTCTTTAATCGCTGTGGGGGATTCACTTGAGGCATATGGCGTAAAAGCAAGAGGGGCCATAAATGCCATTGCTACTGGAAATGCTGTTTTGGGATACGAAACGATGGAAGGTCTTGAACTTAATACATAATACATGAACACAAGGGAGAAAATTATGTTCGGGTCGAAATTTACTGAATGGGCTAAACTGTTGGGGGTTCCGGTATGGGTGCTATTTGTTGTTAGTGGCATCGCCATAGTGGCCCTCTTGAAACTTTTTGTTTTGTAGTCATGGAGGGATACAGTGGTAGTTGGTTTTGGGAACTTTTTAACAAAGGGGTAGTGTAATGGGCATGATTGGAAGAACTTGTAGCTTGATTCGTATGCAGCCGCCGGTTATTGACAACCGGGGGTTGCTGTATCTTTCTGGTTCTGTTGTTCCGGAAGATGGAGCAGACGGGTATCAGACTGGTTGTATTTTTCAGCATACTGATGGTGGCGCGGGTACTGCCATTTATGTGAATGAAGGTTCTGTTGCTTCCTGCGCATTCAAGGCAATCGATGCAGGCGGGATTGATGTTTCGCTTGATGTCGGTGAGTTTTCTTCGCTTGAGGCAGGCAGTGGAATTGCACTTTCCTCAGATGACACTTCTGCTGTTGCCGTTTACGGCGACGATGCTGGACTAAGTATTGTCTCAAATGTGTATAATCTACGCACTCGACTCCTACTGACTGTAGATCAAGACGGTGCTTCGATTCGTGCTCTCATGGCACAACTGAAACTGGCTGATGGCGTTGACGTGTCAACGGGCATTTATACGGCCAGTCAGGGTTACGTAGAACTAGCCGGCGCGCACAGCGCGAAGACTGCCGCGACTCTCTCGTGTTTCGACGCGAGCCTTGAGATCGGAACGTCGCTGACCGTCGATTCAGGCGGCGAAGCCTGTGGTCTCCATGTCGAGACGACTGGGACTGGTTCAATTACGAATAACGGCACTTGCGCTGCTATTCTGATCGACAATGCTACTGGCGCTGCCGAGTGGCCGTGCGGTATTTACATGCCCGGCCCCGACGTTACAACTGGCCTGCGGATTGGCGATTGGATCGGCAGTTCCGCCACGACTCACGGCGTTTTGTTCGGCGCAGACATGGACGTTTACGAAGACGGCCAGTTAGATGTGATTCAAGTCCACGGTGCAACTAACTCGTTATTGACCGGCAACTACAGCGCAAAGTGCGGGAGATTCCGTCATGTTGTCCAGGTTGCCGGTACGCTTGAGGCCGAGGCTTACGGTCTTGTTGGCCAGGTTGTCGCCAAGACGGTAGTGTTCGGTTTGTATGCCGCCGGGCTTATGGGCACGATCGAATCGAATGGCGGCTTCCACGCCGGTGACGGTGTAAGCGCTTCATATCCGTGCATGGCTGGCGTTATTGCCCGTCCCGGCGGTTCAGGTATCACCGTGGATACCGGGTCCGTTCTTGCTGGGTTTGCCGCCTTGAGCAACGCCAATACCTCCGTGACGCTCGCGGATTCCACCGCTCTGTATCCCGGTGTGTATGTCAGTAGGTGCCAGGCCACTTCTATTGTTTGGTCGGCCGGTATCCAAATTGATCCCCTTGCGGTTACTCGTGGTATCGTTGTCGGCGTTGAGGAATTCGGCGCTGCCGGAACTGGTATCGTGGTGAACGGAGTGGACTTGCACTCGGGTTGCGAGTTCTACTTCGACGATGGTGGCGTGAAATTGGCCGCCGGATGGACGGAAGCATTCCGCGCTGGGTATCTGATTTCTACGGCAATCGACGGTGATACGGACGTTTCCTGTTATACGTCGCACGACTACATCTACATCGCCGAGAGCGTTTCTACTAAGGGCGGGATTGGTTCGACGTGGGCTAGCTTGCTGGTTAAGACTGGAAAGACCATTACTACAAGTAGCGGTGTTTGTGACTTCAGTGCCTTCAACGCTTCGGTCGATGTTCCGACTGGTGCTACGATCGGTACTGGTACTGTTGCTTGCGGTCTTGCAATCGGCGGAAATATGGGCGGAACTCGTACGGACGCGACTGCCATTGCCGTAGGCTTCCGTCTCAGGGCCGGGTACAACGGAAGCTGGGATGGTCTCTGTGATATTTCGTCACAAGTTACCGTAGAGACAGCGGATGCGGCGGCCGATGTTGGTGGTTCCATCAAAATCTATATTGATGGAGTTGCGAAGTACCTCCAGTATTGGCCCAACCCGACCGATGCGTAACTTTTGAGTTCACCCCCGGCGGCCTCCGGGCCGCCGGGATTTTGTTTCTTTTTCCCGTTTCCTTTTTTGAAGAGAGGTCCCAAGATGAAGCTCGGACAAATTTTTCAGAGCATCGAATCGTGGCGTAAGCTATCTGCAATCAACCTGCGCCCAAAGATCGCCTACGCTGTGCTCAAGTACACTAAACTTGTGGGCGCCGAGCACGAGATCGCCGAAAAGCAGCGTGTGATGCTGGTCCGCGAGGTTACCAAGACCGTGGACGGCGAGGACGCGAAGATTGAGCCGAACACTCCGGAGTTCGTGGAGTACCTTACGAAGCTCAACGAAGTCATGTCACAGGAATCCTCGTTGCCTAAGATCAGACTAAGCCTGGACGAAGTAGTGGACGCCCTAGACGGCAAGGACAACGTGCTGTCGGTTGCTGATTTGGCTATGCTCGAACCGTTCTTTAAGGAAACAGTTACGGAATAGTGTATATCAAAGAGGGCGCTTTAAGTGGCCAAAAAGAGACAGATCAATATCCAATATCCGCTTGGGGGCCTGGACCGTAAGGCTAGTTATAGACAGCAAAAACCTTATACAACGCCAGACGCATTAAACGTTAGGGCATCAGGCGTTATTGAGGGCCGGGACCGAGGGGGCAGTCGGCCTGGCTTAATGCAATCTCACGAAGACGACTTGGGCTCCAACGTTCGTATGTTGTTCCCAATGATCGTGGCGCCTAATGATGGATTTACCGCCTTCTCTGATACGTTCGGCGGGACTGCGATTGCTGCCGCATGGACTCAGGCTTCTTGGGCGACTGATGTTCCATCCATTCTTCCATCTGCACTATTATCTGTAGATACCAGTGTTGCTGATGCTGCAATTGTGCATGATGCTTTGCTAATTGATAGTTCTCAGAATTATACTGTCGAGATGATGATGGTTCCGTGGAATGGGGAATTTCATGGAAAGTATCAACTCTATCTGCGAATGGATAATACTCTCGCTTATGCTACCGAGGGAGTGGAAGTAGAAATTATCATGTCTGGCGATACCGGAGCATATACCGGGACGTTAAAATCGTATTTGGCAGCAGCAGAAACTTCATATGCTCTTACTGCCGGAACCATCGTTGGCGGTGCTCGCCCGGTATGGCTGACTGTTTCAGTAGCCACGGATACCATAACGGTAAAACTGGACGGAGTAACACTAATTGTTCAGGATCTTTCGCCAGCCCAGAACGGATTGAGAGTTGGATTAGGGCTCGAATGTACCGTTGATGGTGGCTTGTGCTTGGCGAATGTATTTCGTGTTCAGTATTATTCAACTCAAGATCCTCCGTCTCTCAGGTCCATGCTAGTTGCATCTTGCGGTGGTGCTATATATCGTGAGACTCCATATGGCCGAATGACAGTTGTCCCCTCGGACCTCAGCGTCAGGGATGACGTTCAATTGATGGCCGCCCAGAGTGGGCAGAAGTTATACATTGCAGATTATGGTGATGTAATGGCTACCGGAACAAATGGAGTAGTAAGCGGCGCTACATTGGACTCTGCTACATATGCAAATTGGACTCTTTTAGAAGCAGACGGATTAAATGTTTACGATTATGTAGTTGTAATCTCCAACGGAACCGACGAGACAGTTGATGGGACATATCAGATTGAGAGTATTGCAATTGGGGCAATCACTTTAACCGCAGCCCCAGGAGACGGAAATTGCTCTTTTCGCATAGAACGTGGTCCGAAGATTTATGATCCAATCGAAAATACACTCACTCTATTTACGGCAGAAGCTGGCGGCCAAGTTCCGACGGGTTGTCCGTTAATTGTAAATTATCTTGACAGAATTGTTCTGTCTGGGGCTGAGATTGCACCGCACGTGTGGTATGCAGCGAGAAAAAGTGATGAAGACGATTGGGATTATTCACAAACCGATAGCACAAGGGCTGTGGCTGGGCCCTTAAGTGAGGCAGGAATGCCGGGAGAAGCTACTGTTGCGCTTAGCGTTCATAGTGATGATTACTTGATACTTGCAGGCAGAAATACTTTATGGAGAATGCGAGGAGATCCTGTATATGGTGGCAGCCTTGATAGTGTATCGCAGAAGACCGGGATGGTTGGCCCAAGCGCATGGTGCTTTGGCCCATCAGGAGAAATTATCTTTCTATCAAAGGATGGTATTTACATTCTTCCGCCGGGAGATTCACAACCAATTTCAATGTCGAGAGAAGTTCTTCCATCTGAGTTTCTTAACTTTCATCCAGATACTACAACTGTACTAATGGAATATGATGTCGATGCAAGGGGAATACATATTTATCTTACCAGTGATTCGTATGACACAAGAACTCATTGGTGGTTTGATTGGGAAAGCAAGACCTTTTGGCCTGTTACTTTGTCCTCAGATCACGAACCTACTGCGATTTGCTCATATCAGGCAACTGCAATTGAGGATACTGGAATAATCCTTGGATGCAAGGACGGGAAACTTCGCAGGTATACTCATTTGGCCGAGACTGATTGTGGAACTGCATTTGCGACATATGTAAAAATTGGTCCAATTGCACTTGGGCCAGATTCTTTTGTAGGAATTATAGAATCAATAGATGCAGTAATGGCAGCAAACAGTGCTGATGTTACATGGTCAATTTATCCATCTCTTACATTTGAAGGCGCCGCATCATCTACATCGACTAATTTCACGGGAACGTGGATTGCCGGTCTTAATTCTACGACAAGGATGGTCGGGCGCGGGCAGGCATTTATGTTGAAAATTACTGGCACTTCCGGCCGCAGATGGGCGATGGAAAGTATTACTGGAATTATTAAACAAGCTGGTCCGAGGAGAAAAGCATAATGCCAGCAAGGATTCCACATCCGTCATCTGATGTTGAAGTCAGGCAGGCTTTCCAGCGGATTGCTGCAAGTTCTGATATTCTAACGGCAGGCGCATCGGGGGAAATTCTCGTTGGTGCTGGCGTTGGATTATATCCGGTATGGGGAACGGAATTAACAGCCTTAACGAAAGTTACAGTAGATAATATCACCATTGATGCAGCAGCTATCGTAAGTGATACAGGGGCCATATCTTTTAGCAATGAAAACTTAACAACTACTGGAACAATCGCAGGTGTTAATGTTACTTCTGGCGCAGATCCGGGACATACACACACTGGAGCAAGTTTATCTGGTATTGATATTTCTGCGGATACGAACCTCGCTGTTTCTGCGCCAATCGTACTTACAGGCGATACATTAAGTTTAGATCAATCCGCAATAGATCACGGGTCGATAGGTGGCCTTGAGGGCGATGACCATACTCAATATCTTTTGGCCGATGGTACCAGAACGCTAACAAACAGCATGGCAGTCACTGCCCTAAAGACCATAGACGGCCGCGACCTTTCGGTGGACGGGGCAAAACTGGATGGTATCGAGGCCCTTGCGGACGTGACGGATGCTACGAATGTAGCTGCTGCTGGCGCTGCAATGAGCGGCGGAGCGTTCCATGATGGATTCTCGGATTTTGTTGCCGCAGAGCACGTTTCACTTCCCAATACTATTGCAAACATACTTTCGGATCACGATTTAGCAGCGCATACCGCACTTGGATTGTTTGATGCCAGTTCCGATGTAGACCATGATGCAACAACGAATTTTGTAGCCAATGAGCATATTGATTGGACAAATGCAGCAGTGGCATTTGTAACTTCCAGTACCATTGCAGGCATTAACGTTACAAGTGGAAGCAATCCTGGGCATACACACACTGGAGGGGTGTCTGGAATTGATACTGTTACAGAACTTACAAATAATGGAGCGATGCACGGAGCGATTTGTCATGTAGTTTATTCTGACGGGGATGGCACATTTGATTTTGTCGATGTTACGGACAGTGATAAATCAAACGCCATTGGCCTGTTGACCGAGACTATCACAATGGGCAACACTGGCTTCGTAAGGGTAGGTGGTGTTTTATCGGCAGCAAAAGGATTTTGGAATGCAGTATCGCATGATACGGGGGGAGACGGATTGGTTTCGGGTTCTTTTTATTATGCCTGTCCAGTCACTCCCGGTTGGATAACAAAAACAAAACCTACCGATCCTGCATATCGAGTAGTCAGACTTGGAGTTGCACTCAGTACGACAGATCTTAGTATAGATATTCAAGAAGCAGCGCCAGTTCTTGAGCTGGTTGATACTAATTTAACAATATATGTTACTACAACGGGCAGCGACGCGACTGGTTTGGGAATAGTAAGTAATCCATACGCCACCCTAAGCAAGGCACTTGATATATTATCTACGAAAGTAATAGCCTCTAATGTCACGGTAACAATTCAACTTGGAAACGGAACATACACCTCCGCGTCTCCAGTGAATCTTGTTCATCCGAACGGTGATAGAATTGCGATAACTGGAGAAAATACTTATGCCATAAATATGACTTCTATACAAAGCTCTTCTGGGGCGGCGGGCGCGTGGGCCATTGTGCTTAATGTAAGTAGTGTTGCTAATTGTGCGGTGGGTGATTATATACTTGTTCCCAGGGGACCAACTGGCGGAACCAGACCGCGGA